TCGGTATCAGGTCATTACCTGCGCTTCTGCCGATTTCACCGACGAAGATATGAGTTTTCGCACCATTGCCGAAGCCCATACACGAATCGCCTATCTGGTCAAGGAGTATGCAACAGACGGGCGCGAGCTGGACGGGGCTGCAATCCTCGACCGCAAAACGAACTGCTGCACCCATCTTTTCGGGTGCGCGAAGCTGTCCGTGTTCTCTGTCGAAGTTGCTGCACGTTCCACGCCCCGCAGATACCCCGGTATGCCCGCGGCCAGCACGATTTACTACTTCATCTACTGCAAAGGCCCCAGCGACCAGCATTTTACCCTCTGCGACCCGTGGGGCGGTAGGCGCGGCATGAACAAGGTTTTTGCGCCCCGGTTCACGAAAGATCAGGCGGACAAGGTTGTTGCACGAATGACCGAACGTAACCCCGGCTTTACCTTTCAGCGGCGACCGGCTCGCTGAACATCACCACCACGAAAAGGAGCAACGAACCATGACAACCAACGAACGCTTTCTCTCAGTCCTGCATAGGATCACTTCCTGCCGCCACTTGGCCACCGTCAACATAACGATCTGGAACGGGCGCATTGAAGTCCGGCATACCGTTTTCGATGAAATGTACATCCTGCGCAGCTTTCCCCTGCCCAACACCCACAACGAATATTGCGTCTGCATGGCGGCTGCCTGCCGGTGTCTGTCCGACAAGCTGCTTTCGTGGGCAAGCGAGTACGACCACGGCAACGACGTTCTGAACAAGCAGTACGACACTGTGAACAAAGCCTTTCGCAAGCGCTTAGAGGAACAAGAATGACCCACGCCCCGGTTCCATGCCGGGGCATCTTGTGATATACTTTCACTAACGAAATTGGACTTTTTCATCACGAAAAGTTCAATTCCAACAACGAATTTGCAAAAAAGGGGGCATTTTTACGAACGAAGTCGAATTTTTTGCGCCTTGGCGTCTGGTTGCCAGTTTTGCCGACGGCACCCGCGCCACGTTCGACGGTCTGACCGAGGAACAGGCCCACGCCGCAATGGAAGCTGCCCAGACCGAGCACGGCGACATTGGCTATTGGAACCGTGTCACGGATGTAAACTATGAGGACGGCCAGTATTGCGGCACCCTGCAGGAACCGCCCACGGTTCATGTTGTGGATTTTTCCGGGTATGACGGGCCGCTGGACGAAAACGGCTTTCCTGTTGGCCTGCCGAACGAAATCGCCGAGTACATGAAGCAGCACGGCGAACCGCCCACCGTTCCGAAAATCATCATCAAGAAAAACGAACCATAAACGCACGAAATCCCTCGACGGAATTACCCGCCGGGGGATTTCTGTTTTTGACGATTCGCAAGTTTGTTTTTCTGAGCGGTTCGGAGGTTTCGCGGAAGCCCTTCATTCTGCACGCGCATAAATTCGCTTCATTCTCTACCCTATAGTGTCTTTCCGGCACGAATTAAGATCGCTGAAGTTCGATTCTAAGGGCCTGTTTTTGCAGGTTTTCTATCAAAAATCAGGCATAAGCCATTTTACAGCCCCTTTTAATCGCGCGCGTCATACGCGCGTGAGAGCAGTTCTTCGACCATCGGGACTTCATCCAGCATGGAACCCAGAACGACCAGCGCGAACTTTTCCCACCGCTGGGCTGTGATCTCTGTTTTTCTCAGTTCGCGGGCTATGGTTTTCCAGCCTTTTTGTAACGACGGATCACTGTAGACATACCGCCCGCACAGGATCGTTTTGTAACGACTGTTCAGCCGGTCTAATTGTCCCCGGATCGTGGTCTGATCTGCACGGAGAACATCCTTCCGAACACGAAGTTCATTTTCCCGGCGCTGGCACTCCACATCATCAGCCAGCTTCACAGCCAGCGACGCGGTACTATCTCCCGGCGTGCTGCCGTGCGGCATACCGTCCATAGCAATGCCCTTGATGGGATTGTAGCGGTCTCGCAGTTCTGCCAGCTCAATGTTGACATCATCAAGCTGTGCTTCAATCCCGCCAAAGTAGCGCAAAATCATTTTCGTTTCTTCTGCCTGCATTTTGCCCTCCTACGCTCCGTACCGTCAAAATTCTGTCGAGAAGATAGGCCCTGCACCGGGCACACGCGCAACCTCCGTACTGCCGCCGGTCATCTGGGCGACACACCGGCCCAGTTTGGTATACGCCACATACTCCCCGTCTTTTGCCCATTCGAGGAACTGTTCATAGTTTTTTCTGGCTTCTTCCACGGTGCTGTTGATCTGGGCACGATCATAGCCCATAGAATCCAGCGCTTCGATGAAGAACCGGATCACGAGATCACCAGCGGCACGCCGTTCGGCCAGCGCGTCTTTTTCACGCTGTTTGCGCGGGTATTGTCCCGCCGGGAGGACAAACGGCTTATCCAGCATCGGTGCTGTGCGCTCTCTCAGCTTCTCGCGGGCTTTCGGCTGCCCATATGCGCTCATTTCAACCGTGTATACCTCTGCCCGGTGGTTCATTTCCGTGCAAAGCCGCTCCTGCTTGTCCCGGTTGAAATCTAGCGTGTCATTGGCGGCGATCATGGTGCAGTAGCTCACCACCTCGCCAACGGCCTGCCGGTTCAGCGTCAGGTTCTTTCTGGTGTTTACCTTTTCGGCGCACCGGGCAAAGGCATTCTGTGCCATATGCATAGACACTGCCCTTGGGATTCCTCTGCTCATGATGTTTCATCCTTTCCTTTCGGTCTGTTGGGCGCACTTCTTCCATGCTTTGATTTCTGCTGCAGTATCAGGGGTAATGTGTTCCACAAAGCGCCAGCCCCGCGGCTCCGCCACAAGGTCGATGAACATACGGCGGCGGTGGATGTAATCGCGCTGCTGCCGCCGGGTGAATTTGCTTTTCACCTCTACAACCTCAACTGTGCCATCTGCATAAGTCAGCACAAAATCTGGGGTATAGTGCATCGCCGGTAGTTTCACATTGCCGTATTCTTTTTCGGGCAGCATGGTAAACCTGCGGTGCGATTCCACCTTCACGATCTCCCCGCGCTGGACTTTTGGCAGAATCATTCCCATGTAGTAGTCGTACTCGCCCCTGCTGTCAAACTCCCGTCCTGTTTTCTTGGCGGCTGCAGCCACGGCTTCCAGCGTCGGTGCTTTTGCTCTGCATCTGGCCGCAATCTGTGCTTCCGCCTGTGCCCGATACTTTGGTGGCAGGTCAGAAAGTTCCATCCTCATACTCAAGGCCGGTTCCTCCTGTTCTGCTGCATCCCAGTCTCTTTGCGATATAGGCGCACGATCAGGTGCCGGGTGTTGTTGCCGGTGATTATGGGTTCGCAGTAGTGCAGGGTGTATCCGGGGTACATCTTCTCCCAGAATGCACGATCTTCCAGACGGTTCTCGCAAACATCTTTCAACTTGGTGCGGCTCATTTTCCCATCGTTCGGGCGGGGCATTTT